GCACCCTTTCAGTGCCAACAATATCAACCACCGGCACTTTACCGGGATTGGCAGCCTTACCAGCCTCGTATTCTGCAAAAAGCGCTTTCATACGCTCATATACGTTTTTGGACGCGCTGCTGATTTCACGCAGCCCCGTCTCTGAGTTACCGAGGCGCACCCGGAAACCCCACCTGTGCAGCGGCTTGCCCTGGTCGTCCACCTCATCTGGCTTTTGTGGCATCGGCTCTCCGACCTTAGCCATCCGAAAATCCGGCGTAGGCATAAAGGCCATATAACCGACCTCCATATCAGCCATATCCATCGCAACTCGCAGCGGCAGGGTCAGCTCTTGCTCCTCGTTCATCCACTTGCCCTCGACTTGCACGCGGTTGACCGCAATAAAGTCTCCAGACTGAGCGCTAAACTTGATGATCGGAGTGCGATCACCACCGCCTCCACCGCCTTCACTTTGATAGTCTAACATCGTTTTTCCTTCTCTCGTTTTGACGTTTTAACGTTGGCTCACAATCATGAACCGGCTTATCGGGAAATGCGCCACCAGATCGCGGTCCATCGGATCATCACGATCATTGCGGCCCTCAAACACTCCCAATTCAAAATCTTCTGCAAAGCTAATCCTGGCGAGCGCGTCCTGATACAGGACCACCATATAGCTTGGCAAGTTAGTCTCAAAAGATAGCTGCCGCGCCGCGATCACCTTGTGCAGATTGACCAGCGCAGTGCTAAATTTGTTCATCCCAAATGTGCGAGCCTTAATCTCTACAAACCCACGCGGCTGCCCATCCTTGATGATCGCGCAGTCCAGGCGATAAGTCGGGTTGAGTTTCATCAGCTCATAACCGCGCTCGCGCAAAGCCTCAGCGACAATGCGCTCATTGGCCCGGTCTCGCTCTGTTTCATATCTCGGTCTGTTCATGATCTGCCCGGCACCGCGCCACATTGCACGCTCACCACTGGCGGCATGTCGTAGTCTCGCGCCAACTTAGCGCCTACTGCCGCCTCCTGTCTTTCTGAGTAATGCAAACATTCCTGCACCGTCTCAAAACGCGTCTCCTCTTTCACCATCCAGCAGGGATTTGCAGGCGCACCGCCCAACTCTATCGCAAAGCAAAACGCCAGGATCGTCTCATACATCGGCCAGTACCTCTCTCAACAGTGTCATGCAAGTGCGCTGATCCATCTCCACCGCGTAATTCCAATCCAGCTCAGCATCCTTTTTTGCGCCGCGATAGTTGATCTGCCTGCCCATAGCCACCAGGACAGCGGCTGGCATCCTCCAGCGCCAATCCTGCCGGTCATAGCGATAGACCAGCAGCGGCCATTTGTCGGCGGCTCTAGCAGCCTTGCAGACCTGGTCCCACCAGGCAGGCCGGGCTTGCACGCCCTTGGCAAATCGCTTGACCTCGATGACCGCCGGAAACTCCATATCGGCGCAAAGCAGATCACCGCGATCCGCTGAGCGGTATTGTTCCAGATCGCGCTTAAATGTCAGGCCCAGCTCATCAAACAGGATCGCCGCAACCTCGCGCTCTGCTGAGCTGCCTTTCGCCCTGGAATTAACCATCCTTTTTGGCCTCCCGATCCATTATTTTAATGCGCCGGTTGGCCTCTTTTTCCAGCATTTCATCGATCAAAGCGTTTATTGAGCGGTGTGCAGACGCATCAAAGATGGCCAGCAGCTTGCTGTAAGTGCCTGATCTTAAACGCAAATGAACCTGTTTAGTGACAGCCATAAACTTTTTTCCAAAATAATGTCGTTTTTTGCTTGTACCACAGTGGTATGCGTTGTAAAGTCTACAAACGTTGACAAACAAAGGGAGATTACAATGACCATACTGCTTGACAAGATTGACCGCTTCGCCGTTGAGGTGATTGGGCAGGAAGATTGGGATGCCGGTATTGATCTGGGCGTTGTCTGTGATTGCCTGCGTGAAGACATGCCAGACCCTGCTGACGATGCACATGCAGCTTCGTGCCTGATTATGACGATTTGTGATGAGCGTCCGCTGCTTGAGCCTTGGATCGATACGATCATCGCAGAAATCAAAAAGGCGGCGGCCTAACGGCCCCGCCTCAGAAGGGAGATCACAATGCGTTACCTAATCCCATCAATCGCAATCCTGGCATCGGCGTGTTCCTACACCCCGGTGGCAGACTTGCGGGTCAGCGGTGATAAAGCTCAGCTCTATCAGCGCGACCTAACTGAGTGCCAGCAACTGGTCGATCAGTCGCTGGGTTTCATGCAATACGATCACAACGGCTTGAGGCTCAATGAGTGCTTGCGTGGGCGTGGTCACAGCATCATCGGAGGTTGATTGGGTCTAACGGCCCTGTCTTCACCATCATCAAAAACAGGAGATACTAGAATGATTGCAAACACCACTTTCCTTCGCAACGATTCGGCTACTGAGGTTTTTCAGACATTGACTGATTTCTGTGAGATCACCTTGTTGGAGCGCCTGCAATCGGGTTCGACGGCCTACATTTACGACGACAAAACGATAACAGAGTTCAGATATGAATGGATTCTGCTTACGAAAAAATATGACGGCACTTTATCATTCCAAATAATAGGCGAGGATTACTTGTGGAATGACCTTGAAAATTGGTCGGTTGCATACATTCCAACCGTTGCCCTCAAAGGAGGTGTCTGATGCGTAACCAACTAATCACAGATTTTATCGGCATGATCATCTTGATCAGCCTGGTCATTGTGTTTGGCACTAATGCCGTCACAGATAACTGGAATATGTGGGCCTTGATGGCTCGCTTTGGAGGAGCAAGCTAATGGTCGGCAAACTAACCAGAGACGATGAGCTGTCAGCCAGCCGCATCCCGGTCTTGGCTAATGCCTCACCTTACCAGACGCCCAATGAGCTGCTGGCTGAGATGATCGGCATCGATGAGGGAAAGCCAGCCACCAGGCTGGAGCAGAACGATGCGATGTTGTTTGGTGATCTGACTGAGGACACGATCCTTGACCAGGCTGCCAAGCGCCTGCAACTAAGCGATCTGCGTCTGAATTTCCACAGCGCGTTTCACCATCCAACCCTGCCATTTGCGGCATCGCTGGACGGCACCGCAATCGGAGACCGGCAATGGGCTGCTGATCCGGCCAAGGGCATATACACGCCCCAAGGGACCGCAATGGTGGACCTGGTCGGTCAGGGCGTCCTGGAGGCCAAGCTAACCTCAGCGCCGCCAGAGAGCCTGCCAGCGCCGCATAGGGGCGCACCGTGGCAGCTACAGAGCCAGATGATGTGTACCGGCCTTAAATGGGGCGTTGTGGCGGTCCTTTACACATCGCCCATTGAGCTGCGCCTGTTTTTGTACCAGGCCGATCCGGCGATCCAGACCCGGATTGCCAGCATGATCCAAGACTTTGAGGATCGGCGCAGGGAGAGGCGCTGGTATCCAATCCTCACCCCAGAGGATGGCGCAGTCGCCCACAGTCGGTCTAACCCGGATCACCCGCCAGTTGAGCTGGCAAGTGAGGACGCCCGGCAATGGCTGGATCAACTGGTGACCGCCAAGAAAAACAAAGCCATCGCGGATCAGGAGATCGGCGAGGCCAGTGCCGCGATTATGGAGATTATGGGTGAGGCTGAGCTGGCCACCGGCACAGTCGGCAACATCCAATATCAGATCAAGTGGCCGACCCGCAAAACCAAGGCGCAGCCGGAGAAAACAGTACCGGCCAAGCCAGCAACCGCCAATCGGCAAAAAACCCTCACCATAAAGGAGATTTACTAATGTTAGAGCTTACACCCGCCGAGCGCCGCGTTTACGATGCGCTTGATACATTCCAGCGCAAAAATGGCTACACGCCGTCAGTGCGCGTCCTAGCCGATCAATTAGACCGGCATTTCACCGGGGTCAGCAGAATGATAAATGCCCTGGTGGACAAAAATGCAGCTAGACGCATCAGCGATAGGTCGATAGAATTATTGCCGTTACGTTGAAGCAACGTTTCCTCCCAACCTTGCCCCGGCCTTAGTGCCGGGGTTTTTTTTATTTCTTGGCCTTTACGCTTTCAGCCAATCCGCCACCAAAGTAAAAACCAACAATGATCAGCATGATTTCACCGATCCAGAAATCACCCAAGATTGCTTTGACGCCTTCGATGTCACCCCGGCCTGCTAGTGTCATGCCTAGCGTGATCGCAAAGCACAGCAAAAAAGTAAACGCAAACATCAGCGCCAAGTAACGTTGCGCCAGCTTAAACGGTGCGTAGGCGGCAAGTAAGTCAGTCTTTGCCTTGCTCTTTACTGCAACCTCTTCCTCAGTGGATGTGTGCATTTCGTCAATCAGGCTCATGCCTTGCTTAACAACGTCACCAGACCCAAGGATTTTTGCCAAAATACCGATCATTAATAACTCCATACATTAGGGCGTGGACCACCCTTAAATGTGTCAATGTGCAGAAACCGACCAGACCCTTTCTGCGCCACACCGATGCCGGTGAACCCGTGGTTCATTGCCAGCTTCATCAGCTCATAACAATCCTGCCCGGAGACTGCAATGTCTACAGCCAGCCCTCTGGCATGAGTGCCAGGCGCAGACTTGCTGGCTTCAATGCTATGCTGGGGCGAGCGATAGCCGCTGGTGATTGCCATTGGCTTGCCATACGCCTCGCGCAGCGCTTGCAGCTTTTTCATAAAATCGGCCTGCATCTTGCACTCGCCGGTCTCGCTGCAACGCAGCTCAGCCTCGCTAAAGTTGGGATATTTTGTCCAATCCATTACCTTGTCTCCATTACAATTTGCACGGCGCGTTGAAAGCTATCACTCTCCAAATTCGGGTTAGCAAAGAACCCCCGCGACCTACGCAGTGACATTTGATTGACACAGCATTGCGCCTGGAACCACACTCGTCTATCGGTGGCCGCGCACAGAGCAAAGATATCATAAGAGCCTCTCTTGATTTGTTTTTTGCCGCCGCCGCTGCCGGTCTGGAAATGATAGCCCGGACTCCTGTCCTTTTCCTGAGATCGCAGTGTTGATGTCTTGACTTGCACCCTCATGAAAATCCCGTCTTTCC